ATGCCGGAGCGGCTGAACGGACCGGTCTCGAAAACCGGAGTGGGGGCAACTCCACCGGGGGTTCAAATCCCCCTCTCTCTGCCAAAATTCAATCACTTACACATCATTAAGTCAGTGACAAAAATCACACTTGGAATTACTTGGAATATTTTCTTGGAATATTATCAGGTAACGGGACATCAAGTGTTGGTGAAACTTTAACCTTTCTGTCATAGATTAGCACTTGCCCTTCGGTTTTGTGACCAGAGAAAAGTTGCTTATCCCGGCTGCTTCCTTCATAGTCTGAAATTCCTTTCGCCTTCAGATCATGAAAGGTGAAGTCGGTTAAAATACCTGAAATTTTGCCTGCGTGATTTCTTGCTTCTACCCACATTTCGTTAAAACCTTTGTACATATATCGGTTGCCATATTGATTGCTGATTACATAGGCAGATGTTGGTAACTGTTTTGCTTTTTCGATCGCCGCCTGTAATCGTGGACTCCATGCTTTTATCTGTTTTTTCCCTGTTTTCCCTTGCTGGATAAAGATCCCGTCGCTTCCAATCTGCTCCCATTTCAGTGATAACACATCGGAAACCCTCGCTGCACACAGATAGGCAATTTCCATTGCGATAAAAACAGGAAGAGGTGCAACACTTAATACTGCCTGGTATTCTTTGTCGGTTACATATCGTTCGCGGTTTTTGGCCTTGAATTTACTTACACCTGCACATGGGTTACCCTTCACGTACCCTCGCTCATACCCCCAACTGTAAACGCGGGACATACTGCTTTTTTCATGGTTGGCTTGCGTTTTACTCTGTTCCCCTCTCTTGTCCATGTATCGACGGATGTGTTCTGGTTTTATGGAATCTGCCGGCACCTTACCGAATACGGCAAGCAACTTTTTTTGATGTTGCAGATAATCTTTTTGTGTTCTTGGACTGAGGTCACTGTAATAGGCGCTGGCGAGGAATTTTTCCCACAAGCGACCGAATGTCATTGCGCGATCGCGATTATTTACAGTTTCCTCATACTTTTTCCATAAAGCAGCTAAACCATCCTTGATGGCGGTTAGTGTGACAGATTCTCTGGATGTTGGTTTCCATACATAACTATATTTATTTGGGTATACATTTGGAGGTAATTTTTCGTGTTCAGGATTTTTCCTTCGTCTTCCCATCAGATTGCACCAAAATTCGGCTCTACCTCGCGCGGTGGTAAAGTTTTATTGCAGGTAAATAGATCCCGGCTGACAATCGGTTTGCCACTACGATTGGTATAGAACGGAAGCCCGTTTTCCATTAACCATTTTCGCTGGTGGCTTGCATATTTGCAGCCCGTTAATATTAGCAATTCATCTTCGGTTAAAAATAAGCTGCTCATAGCCATATCTCATAACCGCCGCTAACTATATACGGTTAGCGGCAATTAGGGTTGAACATTAAAAATCAGCCTGACTCGGGATCAGTTTTTGCCAGATAGCTGAAACGTATTTTGCCTGGTAACGAGCGTCATCAAGTGCATTATGGCGCTCACCTTCGAATGGGATAGCAGTTCTGGCATCGAAGTCTATGGCTTTCCCCAGCTCAACGATTGTGCGTATATCGCGATCGTTGTAGTAACGCCACGGGCAGGGGATCCCCTGCCGTTCGTATGAACGGCGCAAAATCGTGTTGTCGAAGTTTGCTCCATTTCCCCAGACCTGAACAAAAAATTCACCGGAGTTTTCGTCGATAAATTCCCGCAATTGTAACAGTGCATCATCTAACGGGATTTCATCGGTCATAATGGCAGATTGCGCTTCGCGTGATTGCTTAAGCCACCATTTAATGGTGTCCCGATCAATGACTCCGCCAGCAGTTTCCAGATCGACAGTCTTACTAAATTCCGGTCCCATATCTCCGGTTTGCGGATCGAAAAATATTGCACCTATTGAGATAATCGGGGCATCAGGATTTTTTCCCATGGTTTCAAGGTCGATCATCAGATGAATCCCCGCTCTGCTGGTGGATGTGAGATTATGGTGACCGTTCACCTTAATTAAGGGATCTGACGCCTCGCCAGTTTCACTATCGCTGGCATGATGCTGATTGCCGCCAGAGTTCTCCTTGTGCTGATGCGCAGTGCCTTCCATTTCCTCCGGATCATTTTCCTGAACTTCAGGCTGATTCTCTTCATCGAATATTTCCTGGTATGTTGCGTCGCCCATCACCGCACCACAATCAGGGCAGCTACCGCCGCCGGTCTGACCGCAGGCGGTGCAGGCTTTTTCCGGCTCCTGTTGCGCTACTGGTTCAACCTGTTTCGTTTCTGGCTCGTTTTGTTGCGCATTTGGGCTGTTTTGTTCCGTTTTCTGGTCGTTCTGTTCCGATTCTTGCTGGTTCTGGTTTACAGAGTCGCGGGTTTCAATCCCCTTCACCCATTTCGGATCATTCGGGTCGCTAATCCCTGCAACAAATTCTCCGCGAGAGGCAGCAAGCAACTTATCGGCGTCAGGCTGGCTGATATTGGCTGCCTGCATAATTTTGTTTACTTCTTCAGCGGTAACTTTTACCGGCTCTGGTTGTGCGGTCGTGTCAGATGCACCAGTATTTTGTTGTGAACCTGAGTATGTACCGTTTTTGCGGGCAAAATATTCTTCTTTCGTGATTTCAGTAGCCCCTGCAGTCAGCGCCTTATTCAGACCAGAAAGTTTGTTTGCGCGACCATATTTTTCGCCATCCTTGTCGGTGAAGAGGAAGTAGAACGGCCCTTCACGCTCTACAGATGGTTCGACTTCCACTTTGCATTCGGTTTTTTCGTTGTCCGGAATTGCCGTTTCCACTGCATCAGTTTCTGGTACTGGCGACGAGAGAGTATCAGTTGCGCTCTGATTTGTTCCTTCATCTTCAAACACGCCCTTTGTAGTCAGGTATTCAGTAATGTATTTGTTCAGTGCCACAGGGGCTTTGTGAATGTCGATCGGACGTTCACGGACAAGGCCAAAAATAGTCTGGCGGTCGTAGCGAAGGGCATCAGGCTGTTTGCGCATTGATGCCGAGATACGCTTCCAGTCTTCGCGGTCGTTGTCGATAACTTCATTTTTTGCCCAGCGATGGATGCTGCCGTCAATGTTTCCGGCATCAATGTCACCAGGCCACAGAGCGTAGGCCAGTTCATCATCCAGTGTTTTCCATGTCTGCTTGTATTCGCGACGAATGGTGGCAGTGGCTGGGGGGGGGGTCGCTACTGAGTTTTCAGTGTTCTGCCGGTTGACTCTGGCGCGGGCAAGATCAACAACAGACGTGTATTTCCCGGTTTCTTTGCGTTCGGCTTCGCGACGTTTTTTCCAGGTGCGTAATTCTGTCTGGATCTCAGGCCATTTTGCACCCGGCTTACATTTATGTTTAACCCACCCGATGGCGAGCAGCTTAAGCTCTGAATACATGACGTTAACTTCAGGCATTTTCATCAATGCCTCAACGATATGCCCGTCGAATGTTGCCATGTCCTCCTGCAGTAATTCCTGAGCACTAATCACCATATCAACGGTGATGTTTTCACATGTACCGAACTTAACCAGGACCGCGTTCTGTACTTCAAGGGACAGCTTGTCAAAATTGACGTTCATCGGATCGGATTCTGGTTCGACCGGAATAAAGGAAGCGGATTCCTCATCCCAGCGGTTTTCCTGCATATATTCGGTATCCCAGGAGTCGATAGCAGGGCGGGGCATGCCGGGTTTATCCTCGCAGACAAGAAATTTATAAGCGCAGTCCTGAGCAGCCGGATATTGCTCCAGGAATTGCCAGGTAAATTTGGCACGGGCGCGGCGTTCGTCACCGGCTTCAATGGCAGTGGCTACAGCAATTGCACCTTCTTCCTTTATTGCCTGTTCGTCCGGAATGGCGGCGCAAATAAAGACTTTACTCATTTTGTTTTAACCTCATGACAGATTTAAGGATGAACAAATCCCTGCCATTGCTGGCATATAAGAATCAAATCTGATGTATTCATTAAGCTGAATGTCGTATTGTGGCAGTTATTTTATTACTGCTCACCATGACTCTGCTTTTACAGGTAAACCATCACGACCAAGGAAGACTTTAATCATGGTTTCCTTAATACAGTGTTGTGTGGAAAAATCACGAATATAGAGCCGTTGTTTTTTAATGTTGTTTACCGAAGCAATATATGTTCTTCCTTTATGAATAACATAATCACCGGGAGTCACGCACTGACGAGGAATTTCATCAGTTCCGAAGTGATGAGCAATCATAATTATCTCCATTTTTACAAATGAACTTTGTTGATGCGGTGCCTGGTGCCTCCAGGTGACGTTAACCAGTTAACAATTAACGCCGGATACAGAGAATCCACCCATAACACTGTTTTTGGTTTTAACTGTTCCACGTGCGCTTAGCCGCATTCACCGCATCACAAAATTCACTTTAAAAAGGGCGGCAGAGCAGTCACGGAGTAAAACTGATACCGCCAAACGCCACCAGAAAATTGATAACAGAGGGCGTTGTAGCGGGGTTGTCACTTAAGCGTATGGTCAACCTGACAACCCGGTGTCCTCAACGGGGAAGGAATAACCCCGCCATACTTACCGCCGCGCCATTTCGCGGAGTGCCACAACCGGAAGCGCACGGTCGAATTAAATTTAACGACACCGTACAGAGAGACCAATTTCGCCGTGTGCTTTCGCGTTATGCCCTGGCTTTTCAGGGATATATCCTTTCAGTAAACTGTCAGTACCGGATTCTTATCCGTGTCCGGCGCACGACCACACGTGACAGCGTGTTGGTCTCCATTTTTAACCCAGAACCTCAATGGAGGATAAAATGCCAAACAAAAAAAGAAATCCGCTTATTGAAAAACAGATTGAATGCCTTGTAAATCAACTCAGGCAATCAGGGTTATTAAAAACTCATTCAGAGTTGAGGCTCACAGAATCAGCATTCGACGATAAATTAAATAATGTCCTTTATAATGGCATTATTGATTTTAATCGTTCTGTTGGTCGCCGCGGCCCTGCTGGTGTTTCCTTATAATTACCAGTCAATCCAGAGCGGACCGTGTTCAGCGTAAATATAACTGTACACATCCAGATTATATTTGTGGTCTGTTAAGAACAGGCCGCAAATACATGCCGAAGCTTCCAGGGCAGCGGCTCTGTTACTGAATAACCATGTAGCAACATTCCAGCGTTTTTCTGCATCCCAGTCTTTCTCAAGGCCTGATACCATGAAGAAACCGTTAGTGTTGCCATCAAATAATTCTGTTTCCAGATTTTTAAGCAATGCCTGATGGACTCTTGCCAGGTATTCCGCCGGAATTTTGCCACGAATTCTGATGAGATTGTCATAAACAAACATGTTCCCCGCATATGGCGATTTTTCTTTCTTGTTTTTTAAACCAGCATCATGAGCAAACTGATCAATTTCTTCTTCCGTTGGTTTCGTATTGATGTTTTGCGCTGTCGTTTCTGCAATTTTATTTGCCACACTCTCTGAGTCGTGTTTATTTATAGACGCACAGAAATACAATCCGGTAAACGCATCGCGCACATTACGAGCTATATTATCAGTGTCTTTTTTCGTTACCGATTCCAATGCAAGTTCGTTCAGACGATGACGAAGTGTATGTGCTGCAATCTCCTGGATTGAAGTAGGTAAATCTTTAAATTCCATCGTCAACCTCATCAGTCAGAGTTTCTTGCTAACCAGCGATGCGCGCCAGCTTCGGTTTTAAACGTTTTACTTTTGGTATACGTCATCGCGGTGAACGTGCCGTCCTGGTTGGGAAACACGTCGTACACCAGAGATTCGTTGTTGCCAAGATCGATAGTATCCATGCTGACCTCATTTCCCCTTAACGCCGGGGTAGCGGAACTGTTTGCTGAGAACACCGTGCGGTGTCTTGATGCAAGCAATATTAGTCATGGCTAACAATTTGGTCAAGCATTTTTGTTTGCCATAGCTAACATTCTGGGCGGCCAAAAAGATAACGCATTGATTGCGTTATCTTTTGTTTGTTCGTTGACGGGCTTTTAATAACTCTTCAAAGAGTTTGTTGAAATTTTTTACTCGGGCGCGCATCTCGGTGAGCTGAGCATCCTGTTCTGATTCAGGCAATGCATTAAAAAGCTCAAGGAGCTCATGTTCTTTGGGGGATAGAGCAACTGGCTCCTCAATAGGTGGTGATGGCTGCTTGTCTTCATCGCCAAATAGAATCCATGTTGGCGAGCACTGCAGTACTTTGCTGAGGGCAAAAAGATTCTTTCCTGTAGGTTCGCTATCATCCCGTTCCCATTGTGAAACCGATACATGAGAAATTTTCAGGGCTTTAGCAAGAGACCTTTGGGTGTATTTGAGGTTTTTTCGGCGATATCTAATGCGTTCGCCAATGGTTAAATTTTTTGTATCCATAGTTAGCTAATGCTAAATCTTATTGACTATGTTTTTGTTAACATCTATTTTGTTAGTTATGGCTAACAATTAAGGTGCTTTAAATGCTTAAAACTGACGCACTTTTGTATTTCGGTTCAAAAACAAAACTTGCACAAGCTGCTGGTATTCGTTTGGCTTCGCTTTATAGCTGGAAAGGGGAGCTAGTACCTGAAGGTCGCGCGATGCGCCTGCAAGATGCATCCGGCGGGGAACTTCAGTACGACCCCAAAGTTTATGACGAATATCGTAAGGCAAAGCGGGCGGGGCGGTTGAACAATGAAAATCACCCCTGAACAGGTTTGTGAGGCTCTGGATGCCTGGGTATGCCGACCAGGAATGACACAGGAGCAGGCGACGATATTAATCACGGAAGCATTCTGGGCTCTGAAAGAACGCCCGAACATCGATGTTCAACGCGTCACGTTTAATGATGGCGAGGTTGATCAACGGGCGTTGGGCGTTAACCGGGTGAAGATATTCGAACGCTGGAAAGCTATCGACACCAGGGATAAGCGGGAAAAATTCACGGCGCTGATTCCGGCAATTATGGAGGCTATCCGGATCAGCGATTTCAGGTTGTATTGTGAAATTACTGACGGAAAAAGCATTACGTACATGATCGCCGGGTTAAACAAAGAATATGGCGATGTGGTGGAGTCCGGTCTGCTTTTGGCAGATCCCGCTGTTGTGGAGCGTGAGACTGACGAGCTTATAGAAAAAGCTATTGCTTTCAAGCATGCGTATCGTCAGCAATATCAACAAAAAGCCGGATGGAATTATGAGTCTTCTTTTTGCTGAACGCCCACTGGTTATTAACACGCAGCTGGCGATGAAAATTGGCCTGAATGAAGCCATTGTACTGCAGCAGCTGCATTACTGGTTGAGAGATACTAATTCCGGCATGGAATGTAACGGGGTTCGCTGGATTTATAACACAACAGAACAATGGCTGGAACAGTTCCCGTTCTGGTCAGAGTCAACGTTAAAACGCGCATTTGCAAGTCTGAAAACGCTGGGGCTTTTGCGTTGCGAAAAGCTCAACAAATCAAAGCGTGACATGACTAATTTTTACACGATTAATTACGAGAGTGAGCTTTTAGATGGTGGCAAAGTGAGCGAATCCATCAGGTCAAAATGCGCCGCTCCATCAGGTCAAAATGACACGATGGAAGAGGTCAAAATGGCACGCTCCATTGGTTCAAAACGACCCAATGTCATCGGGTCAAAATGGCCTGATGATCTTACAGAGAATACAACAGAGAATACAACAGAGAATAAAAACACTTCTCGTCCGGAAGCTTCGCAACCGGACCCGCAGACGGCTGAACAGGATTTTTTAATCCGACACCCTGATGCGGTTGTGTTCAGTGCGAAAAAACGCCAGTGGGGAAGTCAGGAAGATTTGGCGTGCGCACAGTGGATCTGGGGACGAATCGTGAGTCTTTACGAGCAGGCGGTCAGCGATGATGGCGAGATCACGAGACCGAAAGAACCCAACTGGACAGCATGGGCCAATGACGTGCGCACAATGCGGATGCTGGATGGCAGAACTCACAGACAAATTTGCGAAATGTTTGGGCGGGTACAGCGGGATCCATTCTGGGTAAAAAACATCATGAGTCCGTCAAAGCTCCGCGAAAAATGGGACGAACTGGTCATCCGCCTGGGGCGTTCATCTGTACAGCGTTGTGTGAATCATATTTCTGAACCGGACACCGAAATTCCGCCGGGGTTCAGGGGGTAACGAACCATGAAAAATATTGCGACAGGCGGCGTTCTGGAACGTATCCGCAGACTGACCCCGCCACATGTAACCGCCCCATTCAGAACGGTAGCGGAGTGGCGCGAGTGGCAACTTGCTGAAGGCCAGAAGCGTAGCGAGGAGATCAACCGCCTGAATCGCCAGTTGCGGGTGGAAAAAATTCTGAATCGCTCAGGCATCCAGCCGTTGCACCGTAAATGCTCGTTTGCGAATTACCATGTACAGAACGACGGCCAGCGATACGCGTTAAGTCAGGCGAAATCCATCGCTGATGAACTGATGGCCGGATGCACAAATTTCGCGTTCAGCGGAAAACCTGGTACCGGAAAAAACCATCTGGCGGCGGCTATCGGAAATCGCCTGCTGAAAGACGGCCAGACAGTGATAGTGGTTACTGTGGCTGATGTTATGAGTGCCCTGCACGCCAGCTATGACGACGGGCAGTCAGGCGAAAAATTTTTGCGGGAACTGTGCGAAGTGGATCTGCTGGTTCTTGATGAAATTGGCATTCAGCGTGAGACGAAAAACGAGCAGGTGGTGCTGCATCAGATTGTTGATCGCCGGACAGCATCGATGCGCAGTATGGGGATGCTGACAAACCTGAACTATGAGGCCATGAAAACGTTGCTCGGCGAGAGGATTATGGATCGCATGACCATGAACGGTGGGCGCTGGGTGACTTTTAACTGGGAAAGCTGGCGCCAGAATGTCGTCCAGCCAGGAATCACGAAGTAATTTTTACCGGGAGAAAAATTTAATGGAGACTGTTTTTGACGCACTGAAAGCAATGGGAAAAGCCACATCCATAGAACTTGCGGCGCGACTTGATGTCAGTCGTGAAGAAGTGCTTAACGAACTATGGGAACTGAAAAAGGCTGGCTTTGTTGATAAAAGCGCGTACACCTGGCGTGTGGCTGATAACAACGTTCAGCAGGAACAGCCAGCGCAGGCAGAACTGCCGGAAGAAACCACTACAGCAACAGCAGCGAAAATCTCAGAGTGCGATTTAACCGCGACGATTGAACAACGCGGACCACAAACGGCTGATGAGCTGGCTACGCTGTTCGGTATCACATCACGCAAAGTGGCTTCAACGCTGGCAATGGCAATCAGCAAAGGTCGCCTGATTCGTGTAAATCAGAACGGTAAATTCCGTTACTGCCTGCCGGGCGATGATTTACCAGCAGAACCGAAAGCCGCATCGGTAACGGGAAATGGTGGTAAAGCCTTTCCTCAGCCAGCGGGTGTTGCGTTACCAGCGCCGGAAGCTGCAATACAGGAAGAAATTAAAACAGAAACTGTGGCGGACATTGTGCAGTCGTTGCCATCGTTCACCAAAACGCGAGCCGATGACCTGACTTTACCATCGCTGCATCTGGCAAACCGCGAACTGCGCCGGGCAAAAAACCGTGTCCAGAAGTGGGAGCGAGTCTGTGCCGCACTGCGGGAGCTGAATAAACACAGGGATATTGTCCGACAGATTGTCGATTCCTCCAGTCGCGTTGTGTTGGAAAAGTGAGGCGTTTATGGGAAACGTTTTTACACCTGAATACAGGAAGCAACTGAAGGCGCGCATTGTGGAGCTGGTACAGCGGGATGGGCGGAAAACACGTAAGCAACTGGAGGATGAAACCGGAGCAACGAGGCACCTGATAGAAGTTCTGGCGAAAGAGCTGGTAGTTAGTGGCGCAGTATATGGTTCAGGACATGGAATATTTCCTTCGGAGCAGGCTCGTAAGGACTGGATAAAAGCCTGCAAAAAAATGTCGAGAGCGGCAGTGAAAAAGAAGAGCGACCCTGACCTGATTTATTCATTGCCAGATGGCGAAATACGTCGTTACAACAGACGACAGAACATAATTTGTCTCGAGTGCCGCCAGAGCGAAGCTATGCAACGGGTGCTGGCTTTCTGGAAGGGAAGTTTGCAGGAGGTGATACTGTGAGCCAAATTAACAATCAGGACTGCGTGAAGTGAAAGAGAAAACATAATCCAAATCTGAATAATTAATCTCAGCACTGTAAATAAAATTTAATCCTTAACAGGAGGGATTCCTGCACCCTCAAAACATCAGGAGGCCGCCCGAAAGGGCGGTAATGAAAAATGACTGAATTAACAAAAGAGCAATTAATCGAAGAAGCTAAATTAAAAATAGCGATTGCGAAATGCCACCCCAATTCAGGGGTGGCACGAGTAGAGGGTGAGTTATTCAAAATTGCTCTGGCATCTCTGGAAGCAGAACCAATTGCTTATATTTTCAAACATCCGGCCGGGAAATTATTCTGGGCTTTAACGGATGAAAGCAATAAAGAGCAAGCGGACGTTATTCCTGTTTATGCTGCCGCGCCTGCGTCGGTTGTGCCGGATAATGCATCAGCGTCTCTTGCTTATGCTTACAAAGAACTTACACCTGAGATTATGCGCGGTCATATCGCTGTATTCGAGCGATATGGAATAGCCCCAAACGATAGCACTACCACAATTCAGGCACTGCGAATCGCGTTGGATGGTATAGAGCGGAGCAACGCCATGCTTAATGGTGACGAACCTGTAAGCCAGACTTACAAGTTGAACGAGCTGTCGGGCAACTCTCCGGGAACTCCGGATAGTTGGATAAGTTGCAGTGAGCGAATGCCTGAAAAGAGCCAGAACGTGCTTATTTCGGTGAATATCGACAGCGAGGCTGGGCCATTAATATATTCCGCACGCTATATCGGAGACACGTTCCGACGCGGAGGTATAGCAGTTAGTCCGGGTAATGACCTTGGGCAAGCAACTCACTGGATGCCGCTACCAGAACCGCCGCTGGAGGTGAGTCAATGA